CATTGTTCTTGTGTCATAAAATCTACTACAAGCATATCTTCTGATAGGTAATCTACTTTGTTATGCGGTATAAAATATGCACTTGAGGGTGCGTGAAATGCGTTGTACAGGCTTAAAAACTTAACAGTGGTGTCTTGACCCCCATTCCCATGATAAATGCATGAGCAGCACCTAGTCTCAGGGTTATGAAGTTGGTTTCCTAGTTTTTTTGTGCCTTCAAAATGCGTTTGAAATATATAACACTCATAATCTATAGCTATGTCAAAATCTCCATAGAGAAAACATTTATGGACATATAGTTGGTCGTCATCCCAGTGTTTTATTTGTTTATAATCATATAATTTTTTTAATTCCTTGACCCTTCCAATATAAGTTCCACTGTTAATATATTTAAACCTAGTATGTGCATTAGGAAACTCTGTTGCTAATTTTTCTTGTGGCCAACATACCGTTTCCCCACTGAAAACAATTTGTTTATTAAATTCTAAAAACCTTTCAGTAATTGTTTCAAGATCGTCAGCATAAAAAACATCATAAGCATCTGTAAATAAAACTATGTCATCATCATGTAAGTGTTCTACATAATCTTTCATAAGGTTTATCTTCATGCCACCACCCAATGCTGACATATCAGTTCCTTCCCATTCTATGTTTGTACCAACATTAACTATATCAATGCCATATTTCCTAGCACTGGTATTAACGTAAGAGCATTTTTTTCTATCAGTGCCACAAGTTACTGCATGAACTTTATATGGTTTAAAGGGTTTACTGTTTTCTATGTCAGACTCTGAGACATTTCTTGGTATTTGATTGCATGCATCTTTCTGTAAAGCTACAACATCTAGATCACGATTCTTTATAATTTCAGGCAAAAATTCATCTACTGGTATAAAGTCTGAATAATTAACCATATCAATTAGCTTCTTTGCACTGCTTGGTTTAATACAATAAGCAGTCATGTTATAAGGGTAAATTGGTCGTTCTATAAAATCATCCAATCTATGCACTTGGTCAGGCTTGTTTTCATTGCGTTGCAAATAAACAAAATCATAAAGCTCAATAAGTTTTTTGTATCTATCTTCATTCCATTCACTATTAATGATTGCGTCATCTTCCATGACTATAACTGCTTGACTTAATTCAACGCACCTTTCCCAAGCTTTAATGTGAGATAAGAAACAAGCCACTTCGCTTTGTTGTAATGGTCTGTTTCTAAATGGGTCTAACCAATTTTCTCTAGCACTGATATGTCTAAAGATATTAGCTTCTCCATCAATGGCTTGTATGTACTCAAAGTTTTGTAGATTGTTTTTTTGAAACTCAGCCTTTCTATCGGCTCTTCTAAGCAATGATATAACAAGTTTTTTCATCTGACTGCGTATATATCTCTTTCTTCTGTATAAACAATGTAGCCTTTATTTTGTAATAAATTAGCCATATAAATATCATCAATATGCATATGTTCCAACTTAATAAATGTTGGTTTAATATCCCATGAGTAAGCATTAATAATATTCATTTCATGCCCTTCTGTGTCAATCTTTAAGTAGTCAATAGAATCAACTTTATGTTTGTGTATTAGATCATCTAAAGTTAAACATGGCACTTCAATCGTTTCAGCTATAAGATTTTTATTACCCTCATAGTCAAACAGTCTTTCACCAGTATGGTGATCGCTAACAACACTTGATATACCTCTTTGCCAAGCATCATCAGGTTTAAGATTATTTCTTGCTACAGCAAAACTTAATCTTCCGTTGTAGTCTGATATAGCTAAGTTTTCTAAAATAAGATTTTTAGAATTTTTTATCTTGTCAGATTGTTTTTTTAAACTTTCAAAATATATTGGTGCAGGTTCACACATAACACCTTTCCACTCACCACTTTCTATAAGTGGCATATTTGTATCAAAATCACAAGTACCTATTTCTATAAATGTTTTCATATAAATTTTGGACCCTCTATCCATGCTACAAGGCTCTTTCTGATACCTTTGGTTACTGGTTTTACACAATGACTTATTACTGATGGGAATGCAAGAACCGTTCCCCTGTTCCTTAGTTCTTGTGCGTTTGGTTGTTCATATTGTTTGTCAAATACAAAATCACCACCTTCATAATTTTCTGAATCTGATAGCTGTACAGTGATGCTTATTTTTCTATCGTATTGACTAGAGTTAGCCCAAAAGGTATCAAAGTGCCAGTCATAGAAGTCTTGTTGTTCTCCATTATAGATGGTGTATTGAATTTGGTGTAGGGAGGTTATATTAAAACCAAAAGCTTTTCTGTTTGCCTGTGTTGCATAATCAAACAATATGTCATGGATAAATTTAGAATTAACATCAGTAGGCTCTATCCACCTAACGGTTGAGCTTCTTACTTTATTATTTTTGGTAGCAACATCTGAACCGACTGTTGCATCTTGCACTTTGTAATATTCGCACTCTGTAATTATTTGATCACAAAGTTCGTTGGGTAAAGCTTTATCCCATAGTTGCCATATAGCATTCATGTAACCCTCCTGTTTACTAATTTCCTTTAAAATATGAGGGCAATCCAATCATAGCTCTCCCATCATATTTATTGGTTTTGGCATCTTTGCCTTTTGTATCATTATAATGCAAAAACACTTGCCCACAACCTTTACCTTCAAAAGGTTTACGCCAATGTTCTAACTCACATCCACGATACATTAGCATATCACCTGCTTTTAATTTAACCTCAATGCCGTCTTTTCCTTCTTCGCCTGATGGTTCTAAAAATATTGACCAATCATCACCACCTAGATTCATAGTGGTAGATATTTCGCAAGAGTATCTATCTTTATGTCTTTTTAGCTCATCACCTTTTTTGTAGATTCTTGCATACGAATAAGTTTCAGTTAGCTTAACGCCTGACTCTTTTTCCATTATGGGTTTTACTTTTTGTAATAAAGTTTCCATTACGATATCGCTATAGTGCGAATATGTTTCAGGTATCTGTTGATCGTTCCATACACCAAAGTATTCAGTAAACGGTGAAATATATTTTTCATCAAATAAGTATCTTGCTACTGCTCTTTTATTTAAAAAGTATTGATAACAAAAATCTGCTAACTCTTTTGATATTGCATTTTTAATAACTTGGTATTTGTTTTTTTTAAAGGTCATTATTTTTTCTATTGGATATTTGCAACCATAACAATTCTTTGTTCGTGAATAGCAGGACTTTCTTGATAATGCTCATATTTACCATTAAAGATAATAACTTTATTTTCTTTTGGTTCAGAATAAAATTTTTTATTTGTCTCATCTAAAACAATAGTTCTGCCTTCTTCAAATTTGTTTAAATAAACTATTACCACTTTGTGAGGAAGTCCTAAATCAGTATGAGGTTGACTTGTTTTGACTTTAGTATGAAAAGTCAAATTCAAATTCATGCGATAAACAATATCAAATTTTATATTATTAAAATCAAGTATCTCTTTTAAAATAAAATAAGCTGTTTCAAAATATGTTGAGCCTACATTACTAATCGGAATCTTTGGTTCTTTTGCAGTACCTATATCAGGTCTTTGTAAAAGAAGATGACTGAAAAATGGCATATCTTCATCAGAAGATTCAGGAACTGTTTTATCTTGATAAAACCAAGGCATATTACTAGAGAGTAAAACTTTTTTAAAATCTTCGTAATTGTCGGTAATTGGGTTTGTTAGCTCTTTTATCATCTGAATGGATATCCTAAATTCCAACACACTAAGGAGTGTCGTATTCCTTTAACTACTGGTTTAACTCTATGCCAAACAAAAGATGGAAAGATAATCACGCTACCTTTCTTTCTAATTTCTTCACATATTCTTGACTGTGAGCCTTCATCTGTGTTTCTAAAATCAAACTCTAAATCTCCACCCTCATATTCTTTGTGATCTGTAAGTGATACGGTCATACTAAGTTTTCTTAACTTACCATGCATATTTTGATTTTCAGGACAGTTATAAGTTTCCTCGTGAGAGTCACAATGCCAATCATAAAATTGACCTTTTTTATATTCAGTAAATTGACAAGACTCTGACCAATCCCAATCAAAATTCCAACCTGCGTTTGCATTTGCTTGATGTATGTAAGGTTGTATCTCTTTGTATATCCACCTATCTGACATCCATACAACATCAGATTTTCTTTTCTTTTGAATGTTTTTGACATCTAACTGAGTAAGGTTATCAAGTTTAGCATTGCCTGTAAGAGCCATTTGTTTATCTTGCTCTTGACCATAACGAACTATGTCATCACATATTCTTTCAGGTATAACTGACTGGAAGTACCAATAATAATATTTAAGATTCAAAATAAAACCTTTACATTTGTATATTTTTCTATAGCAGACTTAGTTAAATATTTTTCAATATCGTAATAATCTCTTTGTACTTTATCCTCTCTAATATCGTGATGAATACCCTCTAGAACACTATCATCATATTGAACATTATTTATTATTAATTGGTCTAAATTGTCAAACCTATGATTGTATTTGGGAATGTCTAAAAATTCATAAATTTTTTCTATGCACTCTTGTGGGTTACTTGAAAGTTCGTCATAAGTAAATTTTATATGATCGTGATTATTTTTTAATATGTTATCTATAGCATATGAATAGTGTGCAGTCATTCCTTGTGTCATTTCAAAATAACATTCTTCATCTATATTTTCTTTTTTCCATTTTTTTATTTTAGAAAAAGAAGCCAGTATCTCAATGTAAGGTCTTTCCAAGATAATAAATTTTGGGTTTGGGGTTATGTACTTTTTTATTAATTCTACATTTGCAGGCGTACCCCATGTGCTTCTATCAATAATATAATTGCTTTTTAAATTTTTGTAATAGATGTGTGCAGATTCTTTTATTAAATTATCTAAAGATTCGTGGTCAGGGAAATTTCTAAAGTGTTCTTTTTCTTTTAATAAATCTAGGGTATTTATAACATCAGTAACAATAGATTTTTGTGTAGCAGTGACGTTAGGATTTTGATTTAATATAGAAGATAACAGTGTATTTCCACATCTAGGTAAACCACATAAAAAATAAATTGTTTTCAACTTCTGTTTTTTTAGAGGTTAGTATAGTTTAGATGTGTTTTAAAAGAAAGATTGTTTAATTAGTCCAAGCATTAGCTTTAATTGCTCTAAATACTTGTCTTAAATCCCAACAGCTTGAAGTCCCACTTAAAGGCTCTTTAATAATAACAGTACCTGCACCTGCATTTTCAGTTACTGTACCATATCCTCCACCATCGCCACCACCACCTTTGGCTGTAGAACCACCTCCAGTTCCAGTAGTGCCTTTAGTACCATATACAGTAACGCCACCTCCACCACCACCTGAGTAAGTTACATTAGAACCTGATATAGTAGAGGGTGAACCATTGCCACCACTTGAGCCACTACCTGCTGCACCTGCACCTCCACCTCCACCACCAATTTGAAATGCCCCTGCACCTGAGTTGACTGCTCCGCTATTACCTTGACCTGATGTTCCTGCTCCTCCTGCTTGTGGTGCATCAACGCCACCACCTGCTCCTCCTGAACCACCACTAGCACCTGTTCCTTGAGCACCATCCCTAGAACCTCCACCACCACCACCGATAGCTACATTGCCATTGAAGCTAGAGTTTGAGCCATTTATTCCTCTTATTCCAACTGTGCCTGAAGCAGTTCCACCTGCTCCAACTACAATAGGATAACTGCCTTGTGTGATACTTTGTGTGTTTGTTAAAAAACCACCTGCTCCTCCTCCACCACCACCATTATTTCCACCACCCCCACCACCTGCGACAATTAGATATTCAACAGATGCTGTTTTGGGTTGAGTTGTAAAAGTTCCACTTGAATTAAATGTGGTAATTGTTTCTGCTTGTGTTGTTTGGCTTGCTCCGACTAATCTAGGCATTGGTCCAGTTCCCTGCTTTCACATTATCATAAACAGCAGTCATATCCCATACTCCTGATGCACTGATAGCTTCAGGTTCTTTGATAATAACAACTCCTGAACCACCTGCTGCACCAGTGGCTAAGTTAGCACCTCCACCACCACTTCCAGTATTGACTGTTCCTGCTGTTGCGTTTTGAACAAAAGGACTTTCACCTACACCACCCCCACCACTACCTGCTGCTCCACCAGTAGCATAACCAGCACCTGGAGAACCTGAACCTGCTCCTCCTCCTCCACCTGCTCTTGTTACAGGTGAACCAGTTATACTTGAAGCTGTACCATCACCTCCTTTGGCAGGTGCTGCATTACCGTTAGCTCCTGATGCACCTGCACCACCTCCACCACCACCTCTTTTATTAGGACCAACAGGAGCAGGTCCACCCTGTCCTCCTGCATTTCCTTGGGGTGGACTAACTGGTGGTGTATTTCCTGCACCACCAAGACCCGGACCTAAAGGACCTAATTGACCTCCTCCACCTGAACCACCAGACTTTCCTACTCTACCATAAAAAGCTCCTCCACCTCCACCACCATTTGATATGATGCCTAATGCAGAAGAATTAGCTCCGTTGGTAGAAGCTCCACCAGTTGCTGCTGCTCCACCACCAACGACTATTGGGTAAGGTGAATTTCCTGATACTGGTGCAGGTCCTGTTCTATATCCACCTGCTCCTCCTCCACCACCACCATAGTAACCACCCCTTCCACCTGAGCCACCACCTGCAATAACTAAATAGTCAACTGTTACTGTGGCAGGTTGTGTGGTTAGAGTTCCACTAGCGTTAAATGTGGTTATTTGTTCAGCTTGAACTTGTACTGGATTATCAACACCAACTATTCCACCATTAGAACTAGCCATAATTAGACCTCATTCCATTGCAGATTAGCAGCATCCCATTGGTAATTAGTTTGGACTATAGGGTCACCAGTGTAAGTTTCTCCTAGCCATTTTTGATTATCTTCATCCCAATACATTAAAACTATATTTGAATCTATTTCTGTTACGGTTGGTTTTGTTACTGGTGCTTCCCAATCGTCATTAGAGTCTAATGTCCAAGAAGAAAATGGTTGTGG